ACCTGTGGGCCGCGATTTTTTTTAAAGTGGGCCCGTTGATGTGATATGTCATCCAATCAGAACGCTCCCCCAAAGCTTAATTGTTTTGTGGTCCCTTATTTAAACTTGCTCACCAAGTAGTGCACTCCGCACTATGTGGGATCCATTATTAAACGAGTTTCCCGAAACCGTTCACGGCTTTAGGTGTATGTTAGCAGTTAAATATCTGCAGTTAGTAGAGAAGACTTATTCGCCTGATACATTAGGGCACGATTTAATTAGGGATTTAATTTCAGTTATTAGGGCTAGAAATTATGTCGAAGCGACCAGCAGATATAATCATTTCCACGCCCGCTTCGAAGGCACGCCGCCGTCTCAACTTCGACAGCCCATATGTGAGCCGTGCTGCTGCCCCCATTGTCCGCGTCACCAAAGCAAGATCATGGACGAACAGGCCCATGAACAGAAAGCCCAAGATGTACAGGATGTACAGAAGTCCAGATGTCCCTAGAGGATGTGAAGGCCCATGTAAGGTTCAATCTTTTGATGCTAAGAACGATATTGGTCACATGGGCAAGGTCTTATGTTTGTCCGACGTTACCCGTGGTATTGGGCTTACCCATCGAGTTGGCAAGCGTTTCTGTGTCAAATCACTTTATTTTGTTGGCAAGATCTGGATGGATGAAAATATTAAGGTTAAGAACCACACTAACACCGTTTTATTCTGGATAGTTAGAGATCGGCGTCCTACTGGAACGCCTAATGATTTTCAGCAGGTCTTTAATGTATATGATAATGAACCTAGCACTGCTACTGTGAAGAACGATCAGCGTGATCGTTTTCAGGTTATAAGGAGGTTCCAGGCAACGGTGACTGGTGGACAATATGCAGCGAAGGAGCAGGCGATTATTAGAAAGTTTTATCGTGTTAATAATTATGTAGTTTACAATCATCAGGAAGCTGGCAAGTATGAGAACCATACCGAAAATGCTTTGTTGTTGTATATGGCATGTACTCATGCCTCTAATCCTGTGTATGCTACTTTGAAAGTCAGGAGTTATTTTTATGACTCAGTGACGAATTAATAAAGATTGAATTTTATTATATTAGAATTTGTTACATATTCTGTTTTTTCCAATACATCCCATAATACATGATTACATGCTCTAATTACATTGTTAATACTAATTACACCCAAATTATCTAAATATTTCATACATTGAACCTTAAATACTCTTAAGAAACGCCAAGTCTGAGGTTGTAAGCGAGTCCAGATCTGGAAGCTCAGAAAACACTGGTGTATTCCCAACGCTTTCCTCAGGTTGTGGTTGAACTGTATTTGGATCTGTATGATGTCGTGTTTGGTGTTGAATGGTCTCTCGTGGTGCTTGGTTATCTTGAAATAGAGGGGATTTCTGATCGTCCAGGTATACACGCCACTCTCGCATTGAGTTGCAGTGAGTAATTCCCCTGTGCGAAAATCCATGATTTGCACAATTTATGCCGAAGTAGTATGAGCACCCACACGTTAGATCAACTCTCCGCCTGCGAACTGGCCTCCTCTTGGCTATTCTGTGTTGCACTTTGATTGGTACCTGAGTACAATGGGCTGTTGAGGGTGATGAATTCCGCATTCTTTAATGCCCACTCTTTTAAAGCTGAATTCTTTTCTTCCTCCAAGAATTCTTTATATGATGATGTTGGGCCTGGATTGCAAAGGAAGATAGTTGGGATTCCACCTTTAATTTGAATTGGTTTCCCGTACTTGGTGTTGCTTTGCCAGTCCCTTTGGGCCCCCATGAATTCTTTAAAGTGCTTTAGATAGTGGGGGTCTACGTCATCAATGACGTTATACCAAGCATCATTACTGTACACCTTTGGACTCAGATCCAGATGACCGCACAGATAATTATGTGGGCCCAATGAACGCGCCCACATGGTTTTTCCTGTACGACTCTCTCCCTCTATGACAATACTGATGGGTCTCCATGGCCGCGCACCGGCATGCCTTACATTATCAGCAGCCCCATTCTTCAAGTTCTTTGGGAACTTGATCCAAATGATGAAAGATAAAAAAGGAGAACCAAAAACCTCTAAAGGAGGTGCAAAAATCCTATCTAAATTAGCATTTAAATTATGAAATTGTAAAACAAAATCTTTAGGAGCTAACTCCTTAATTACATTAAGAGCCTCTGACTTACTGCCGCTGTTAAGTGCCTGGGCGTAAGCGTCATTGGCTGTCTGTTGACCCCCTCTTGCAGATCTTCCGTCGATCTGAAACTCTCCCCATTCGAGGGTGTCTCCGTCCTTGTCGATGTAGGACTTGACGTCGGAGCTGGATTTAGCTCCCTGAATGTTCGGATGGAAATGTGCTGACCTGGTTGGGGATACCAAGTCGAAGAATCTGTTATTCGTGCAGACGTATTTCCCTTCGAACTGGATAAGCACGTGGAGATGAGGGCTCCCATCTTCGTGAAGCTCTCTGCAGATTTTGATATATTTTTTATTAGTTGGTGTCTCTAGGGCTTGTAATTGGGAAAGTGCTTCTTCTTTGTTGAGAGAGCACTGTGGATAAGTGAGGAAATAATTTTTGGCTTGTATTTTAAAACGTTTGGGAGGAGCCATTGACTTGGTCAATTGGAGACATTCATAGTTCTCTGTCAATTGGAGACAGGAGACAATATATAGGTGTCTCCAAATGGCATAGTGGTAATTTCTCATAGAAATTCCACTTTAATTTGAAATCCAAAAGCGGCCATCCGTATAATATT